ATTGTTCAACATCGTTTGCAAATAACTTTCTGTTTTACTACTTGTAGCGTCCCACATTGCTTTATCAGCAGAAGTAACATCTGCTCCATTAGCAATAGCTGTTGCTCTCGTTTCAGCTAAATTATACATATCGCTTGTATATTCCGACTGAATATCTTTTATAACACTGTCATAAGCGTCTTTTGATAACATACCATTTTGAACAAGAAATGAATATGTATCGGCTTTTGTTTGGTCTGTGTTTGGTGCAACTTCAGAATATGTCTGTTGCATATTATGTATAGTGCTAAAAACATGACTTTCTTCATCCGGTGAAAACCAATTATCGTTTAATGCTGTCTTTAAATATTTGCTCAGTTCTTTTTTCTGTTTTTTAAAAGTTTCAAAAGCAGTCTTCCATTTGTCAGTTAAGGCAGTTGTATCCCACTGTCCATAGCCAAACAAATCATCATTAACCATAAATGCGTTATACATTTCTTGATTCATTTGATTTTCGATGTCATCCATATAACTGTTGACTTCATCAGCATAAGACGTGAATTCTTGTTGAGGAATATTAAACCCTAAATTTCCTTTTATATCAAGTTTACTTCCGCTTTCAACAACTCCAAAATAAGACGAATTAGTAGTATCTTGTAATGAATATCCTGTTGTCAATGCTTGTTTATGTGCTTGTGATACTTGTGTCTGCCATGAGCCGACCATGTTTTGAACCACTTTACCCAAATCACTTGTCGACATTGCTATATCACCAAATAATTCATCCAGTCGGTCCTGTCTTAATTCTTCAGCCGATTTATGAATTCCAGATATACCGTCAGCAATATCATCACCCCATAGTTGACCAATCAATGCACCTGCTCCAGCTCCGAATAATGTTCCTACTCCGGGAATAAATGAGCCTATTGCAGCACCTGCTCCTATCAAACCGCCTTTTGTTAATCCACGAGTTAAACTACGTTGCATATCATTGCGATTTCCACTGCTATATGCGTCAGTAATATCACTAAAAGCATCCGTTACCCCCGAATACACAGATTGAACACCTAAGTACCTTGTTGCCATACTTTTGCCGAATGATTTTATACTATCTATGGTTTGATTTTCGTTATCGTTCCCATAATCACCAAGCATTTTAGTTGTTTTTTCAATAGCTTTAGTATTTTTATCAACATAATCTTTTTGAAAATGTTCATCTTCATAAGCACCTACTAGTTTTTGCATTGAACTTTCACTGGCATTTTTTGAATATTTAAGTCCGTATTCATCAGCTGACTCTTGCAAATTTTTTAAACTGGCACTCTTTTGCACTTCTGTTTCAAGTTCATCAATGTTATAGAGTCCATAACCTTCTGTTGTTATGCCTAATTTTCCAGCGTTATCAACAAGTTCATTCCATCTATTTATTTCAGCCGTTGCTTTGCCATTTACTTTAGCGACATGTTCCCAGTCAGTATCAATCGCACATTCTGCTTCGTTTTGGGTTGCGGATTGTGTGCTTGTTTCTGAATTTTTAAAATATTTTTTAAACCAGTCATCATCGCTTAAATCAGCGCCCGACAATTCCCTTGCACTCATTTTTCCGATACTATTTTCAACTGTGTTTATTTTATTGATACTCTTATCAACAGCATTTTCAAGCTCTGATGTATCTGCTTTAAGTTTAATTGGTGATACTCCATCAGCTATATTGTTTACTCTGTCAACAGCTTTGTCGATTTCGTCAGTAGCAGTCTTTGTACCGTCAACTTTACTTAATTTGCCATTTATGCTTTCCATAGCTTTTGAGGCTCTGTCTGTTGCTGTAATATCAACATTAACATTTCTTTTTTCGAGTTTATCGAGTTCGGCATTTAATGCTTTAACTTTACCTGTGGCATTATCTTTAAAATCAGCAACTATTTCAATTTCTATACTTGAATTTGCCATAGTGTCCTCCTTTCCATCAAATTTACATACAAAAAACGGCTATCATTTTTGATAACCGTTCTTTAGGTATTATTTTTCTTTTTACTGACCAGGTAGATATAATATGTAATATTCTCCACCTTCGTAGTCTTTTAATGCTAAATATATTTGGTCCTTTTTATCTTTGAAAAAGTACGCTGGACGTTCATTTAAAGAAACCTTATTCTCCCAACTGAATTTTTCCAAAACTTTAAATGTTATTTGAGTATTAACTAAAACTTTCTGAAGTTCTCTATTTTCATCCTGAACAGCTATCTCTTTAGTTGGTATCTGCTTTATTGTATAATTATACTCGGCTGATGAACCACCTATAAATAAGCAAGCAACAGGAGGCTCATTCAACACTTCTGAATCCCTTGACGTAACCCATGTCGGATATGATTCTGTTTGTTTTACAAGTGGTTTAAAGCTTAGTTGAGCTGGAATTTCTGCTTCTTTTACTGCAAAAGGAAAATCAAAGTTTTCTTCATCTGTGACTTTGTTATATATCTCTGATAACGATTTTTGGATATTGGTTTCAAGTATGGTATTTTGCTCAGACAACGTATTATATAACTCTTCATATTGGGTATATTCTGACTCTGATATAGCTTTTTCAGCCTTATCTTTAGTAGTATCCAATTTCGAAGTATCATAAGTCTTTGAGAAATAGTTTTTCTTTAAATTGTTTGAATTTTCAACAGTTTCCGTCAACAGTGTGTAATACTTATTATATTTATCTATCTCTGCAGATATTTTATCGTACAAATCTGTCGCTTGATTTCTCACTTCGGATAGTTTTGATAGTTGCTTATTCTCAAAAGCAATTTTGCTTTCTGATTCAATGTCAGAAATATCTTTTTTATAATCAGGATTAAAATACACCTCGTTCTCAAGATGTGACAAATTCGTCAGTTGCTCCTGTATATCTGTATTGTATTTTTCCAAAGTAATTTTACGATACTGAAAAACGCCAATCACTCCTATTGTAGCTAATATAGCCACAATTACAGATATTATAATAAAAATTTTTATTTTTTCCTTTTTCATGTAAAAACCTCCCTTTTGTATAATTTTAGCAAATAGAAGAAGATTTGTCAACTATTTTGCTTTGTAGGGAAGTTTCCAAGCACAATAGGCATTTTACGTTCATTCTTGGCTTTTTCCATGAATGCAAATACTACTTTTTGTTCACCCTCTGTCAGTCGCATTATTTCATTTGGAAATGTACGAAATCCCGAATACACAAAAATATCATACAAATTCCGCATTAATGGACTGACTTCTATCAGTTTTTTATGTAGTCTTCTTCGTCAACGACATCCTCACCGTCAAATCCGCTGAGTTTAAGAACTTCTTCAACTATTTTTGACTTTGTGCCTGCATTAATCAGAATATCGACACAGTCAGCCTCATCAAAGATATTGAATTTCTGCTTTATGTCATTGTTACCCCAAATTCTCTGTTTATCTTCATCTACCGTAGCCGTATAAATCAGATTGTTATGATATTCAGTTGTACTTCTTTCACCCGAAATCTTAGGGTATTTCGGTCCGGCCGGATTAGGAATTTGCTTTGTTGCCTTTTTTGCCGCCGCTTGTATTTCACTTTGTGATAATCCTCTTATTCTGAATGAAAATAGGGTTTCACCACTTTGCTTTTTTACAAATATTTTCTTTATGCTATCTTCGTTGCCTGTTTTATAATCTGCCGCCTCAAGTAATGCCTTGACAAGACTTTTTTCGTCCTGTTCAAAATTTGTTGAAGACTCAAGACCTGTTACATTTGTATTTTCTTTATTTACCATTTTTATTACCTCCGCATATATAAATTAAAAATTTTTATAACTTAAAAATGGCTCGTCCTCTCAAACCAAGAACGAGCCATTTTTTATGTAATTAGTTGTAAAGGTGCTTTGCTGCCATTTCTGAAATCATCTTCGGAATAGAATTCAATCTAAATGAGTTTGCTCTCTTGATTACATCACCAGGAGTTAAATTCATTAGGTCAATCGTTCCGTTTGGTACGGCATTGTTAAATGCTATACGTCCCTCACTGCTGCCATCAGGCTTAGTATTAACACCTTGGAAATTGTATACTGGAAGGTATCCATTTTGTATTGCATTAAGTAACGGTGCCATTATAACATCATCTCTGATTACCGCCTCTGTGTATGTCAAATCAAATGTTACACCTGTCGGAACAGTTCCCACCAAAATTGAACCAACACCTTGATATTCAGCAGTGTTTACATTCATTGCAACCTTAAACTCATTAATTTCGGCAAGGAATGTATTAACACCATTAACTTCGACAAATAATTTTCCGTCTTTACCTGTCATTAATTCAGTTGTATCTAACGTACTGTTGTTTCCAGCTGCCATTTTTCTTACCTCCAATCATTAAGAATTTTCGCTGTATTTCCATTTGTAATGAATGAAAATACGCTCTAATGTATCAACGTCAACCGCATTGACTACGAAATAGCCATAATCGGCGCCGTAACCCTTATTTGTATCGAGCTTAAATGTAGGGTCAATAAGCTTGCCCTCGTCAGCCATGGTATCAAGCACAGCTTGACCACGTTGGATAACATTTGCAATACCGTCTTTTGTACCATTGACTTTTCCGATTAATTTATCCATTTCACAGTCCAAGCGATAGAATGTTTCATGTCTTACTTTTGCTCGTTTGATTTTCTTCCAGCCGTTATCCTGTTTTTCTTCATCAGGATTAATCAGTGTATTAACACCGCTGTCAAAAACAACCTTGCCGTCTGAATTAACAGATAGTAATAACAATCCGTTTCTTACCGCATTTTCGTATTGGCTGTTCTTTAGTCGTTCTGTAAGTTTTGCCGCACCTGGCATTTCTGTACGAACGATACTTTTACTTGATGGCGTTGCAGCTATAACACCTGCCGCTTTGGCTATTGCCTCAGGTCCGCTGACAGTTTCACCGTCAGAATTGATAAAATCGCTTGCAAAATAAACAATAGGATAATTGTCTATCTTAGATGCATTCTCCATTCTCTTGTTTATATCTAGACTGCCCTTATCACCTATAACGGCAATAGCAAGATTACCGTCTTTAAATGAGGTATTGATATACTCTATCAATAATGCTTGTACATCCGCATCGACTGTATCCAATGCGATTGTGTTGTAGTAATACGGCTCAAATGCTTCAAATGCCGTACTATAATCGGCTGTTGTGACAGTGGGATTTTCGCCACCCTCAAACGGTTGCTGTGAAACGTCTGTAATAGCGTCTGTAACACCGTCTTCAGCCTTTGCAGAAATGTAATTACTATCTTTAACGGCTTTTTCCAAAGCTTGAGGCTCGCCTGCACCAGAGGCAAATGTGATTGTTTCAACCTCTTTTGCACCGTCATAAATTACAAGTTCTCTTGTACTCTCTGCACCCAACTTATCTCGTACTGATACAGTAAATTCATGCGTTCCAGGATATTTAAGTGTCAATGTAACTGCCTTTGTTTCATTCGACTTTAGCTCAATCTTGCCGCTCTTACCACCTGTTCCTAAACGAACTAAGTACAACTTATCTAAGCCGCCATCCATATAAGCCTCTGCCACACTCATTGTACCGCCTGTGCCATATGTATTTTTCATAGTAACATCAGACGTTCCAATTTCATGAATAGTGACTTCATTCAGCGGTCCCCAATCAGATTTAATAGGCAACACACCTATACCGTCTAAAGCGGACGCTACAGTATTATTTACATTACCGTTACTTGAACGTCTGTAAACACCGGCACGAGGGTACTCCTTACCGTCTTCATAAACATATCCCATGCTTATTTTACCTCCTTGTTTTTAAATTTTGATACAATTTCTTTAGCTTCTTCCAAAGTAAATAAATCCTTGTCTGCCCTTGAAAGCGCTGTACGAATAATAACATTATTCGCATTAAATTCATTTTCTGCCTTTGATAATTCATCAACGGTATATCTTGATACAGATGATGTTTTTACCTTTGCAGAGTTCTTTTCAGCTGGCACATCTGCTGTTTTTTCATCTTTTACAGTTTTGGTTGCCATAAGATTACCTCCTTATACAAAAAAGAACGCCTTTAAATAAGACGTTCTTAATCATTTATTTTAATATGTTTCAATAATTCTGAATCAGGCTCTTTGCGCAATACGCAATAATCACCTTCAACAGATAATTGACCGACTCTTAATTCATCAGTTCCAGGCTGAAGTTGATTGTTATTATCAACACGCATCCATGTTCCATCAGGAAATTGTAATACCTTTTTTTGATTTAGCTTAGTACACATCATACTCGCAATAGCATTAGAAACAGCTATATCTTCTGTAAAGATATGAGCGTTCATTACAGCTGTGTACCAATCACCTGCATACATGCTAGGTATTCGTTCACAATTACCTACCTTTGATTTTCGCCAGTACACCGCAGGAATATCCTTTTGAGGTTTCCATACGGTCGGAATATCTTCATCATATCCTATCAGTTTTACATCGGGTAGTAATTTTCGTGTCCATTCATTAACCAGTTTAATCGGATCAGGCTCGCAGGTTTGTTGATTAGGAAACGCAAGTAGTGTAAACAATACCGCCGCAACGGTTATTTTTTTGTCCGCAACATCAACGTATCGTGTAGAATTCCATTTCGCAAGAATGGTTGTTTCCGACTTACCGCTAAAGAAATAGCCGTCTACATTTGTTTTGACCGTTTCTGCTATTGCTTCAATCTCTGATGTGTCTTGTAAATACACATCAATTTCTACTGTACCACTGATTTTACGTTCTGTGTCGGATTGCATATTTGCAAAAAATACAATTCGTCCATATTGTACGTTATCGTTCCATAAATCAGACATATCGTCAGGGGCTGTCTGATTAAAAATCGCAGGCTCATCATCATATTTAGTTAAATATGATGTTATATCGGAACATTTCCTTAGATGATTATTTAAAATTTCTTCAAACATAAATCTTTCTCCTTTAATATGGTTCACTGTATATTGCAATAGCTTGCGGCAATGCGTCTTCTGCAATGCGGTCACAGTGTGGTCTTGCTGCCATCTTACTTGTACCGTCTTCCAAAAACGGACCGTACAAACAATCACTTGTTACTTTCGCTGTAAATGACATTCCGCTGCTTTCTGTTGATGAAACAAAAGAATTACGGTAATTTCCCGTTCTCACTCCCGGTGGTTGACCTGGAGCAGATACACCGCCGCCTGCCATCACATTAAAAACAGAATTTCGCAATGCACTTGATACTCGTGCAGTTCTTCCCGGCAACTGTGCTTTTATCTTATCAAGTTCAGCTTGAACAATAATTTCAATGCTAATCATTTTATATCAAACCTTTCCTCAACATAATAAATCATAGATACATTAAGGCTACCTGCATTATCTACACCCTGAACATAAAATTTACGTCCGTCTGGGAACACAAGATAATCGGTAGCCTTTGCTTTTACCGTTGCTCCATATTGTACAACTGTATGTGTTATAGGGTGCTGATTTTGCCGCCATTCTTCTTTTTCGCGTTGACTTGCCTCGGCAGCAATACCCAAAAATGCTTGTTCGGCAGGTTGGTATCCTACTTCTGTCACACGTCCGCTGGCTGTTTTCCCATGTCTTTTTATATAAATTTCTACCTCTTGAAATCCATATCCAGGTACAATATTTGCTGTGAACATAATTACTCGCCCTTTCTGCTGTTACTGTGCATATCCTCATAAAAATACGGTGGTCTTACCTGTCCGTAATCATTTCCCGATACGGGCGGAACAGAAATACTTGCTTCATTCTTCAATCGGTTATAGAGGTCTTTCCATACCTCTACTCTACTTGAAAAATCATACGACACAGGACCTATTTTTGTAGTGCAAGAGTGTGCAAACTTCATTAGAATAGCTTCCAACGCTGCTAATTTAGCACGTTTCCAATGTCTGTTCATATCCAAAACCGCTTGATACTCCTCATCCGACAAAGCCGCTGTCAACTCTGCCGGATTGAATGTTGTATCTCCCAGTTCAAACCTCAATCGGTCAACTCCGTTTTCCGTAATTGCATTGGGATTATATGAGTATCTCGGCATTACTCATCACCGCCACTATCTTCTTCCTGCTCTGTTGTATGCTTTGAAATTGCCGCTAAAACGGTTTTTCTCGTATCAACTGCGCCTAATACGTCACATACAGAATCACTGTTAATATTCTTTATATATTCCGCCGCATCTGTGGCCGACATTTGAAGTACACGGAAAATTTCTGTTACATCGTCCGCAGTACAATTAATGCTTTTTCCGTCTTGTGATAAAATCGGTATCGATACAACAAATTGTATCGGTTCAACCATTTCCTCTGCATTAATAGGTAACTCGCATAGGATACCGTATCTAACCAGCTTTAACCCCTCATATGCGGACAATTCATCAGGCTGAATTATATCACCTTTGTTATAGTTTTTACCGCCAATACGGCAAGATTTAAGTGCTGTGTATCTCATATATTAGTCACACCCCTTAAATCAATTTTTAGGAGTAACGGCATTTTGGAAATAGAAACCTAAGTCCTTGCACACGATTTCCATATCTTGCGCAATCATACCGCCGATGTAATTAGAATATGTTCCCTCATCGCCCTCCCATTCAATGATAGGAAGAATATTTTTTGTACCCATATCCCAACGGAATGTATATCCGGCAGTTGGCTCATCAATCATTGGCGTAGATGTTGCATATGCCAAAAGCATTGCGTTTTCATCACAAATAAAGCCTGTATTTTCTTCTTCGCCAAGATTTGCACTATTCCATATAGCGTCAAATACAACAACCTCGTCTACACCCAAAATAGCAGCCAATGATTTTGTTGTAACCATTGCAGGTGAGGCTGTGTTACCGCCGTAAATAACACGATTCATTACGTCAGGGTGATTAATTAGTGCGTCAAATACACGCTGACCCAATCCAAGTTTATTAGGTTTTCTACCCGTTGTCCTTTTGATTTCTGTAATGCAATCTCCAATAAACTTAATCGGACTTGAATTATCATTATCAAATGATACAAAATCAGTAGAACTTGAACTTGCCGATGTACCACCTGTTAAATCAGTACCCCATACGCCCTTTTTAAAATATTGTTGTGCAAATGTTTTATTTTGGTGAATAAACATCTGTTCAGCGATAACTTTCGACTTGTTTTGACGAAACTTCATTATTCCTTTTGCTCCCATACGCTCTATATCTGATTGAATAATGTTATCATAACCTACAATAATTTGGTCAGGCGTACACTTATAATCATCAGTATCGTAACTGAAAACGGTAGGATCTACTTTACCAAGAATAGGCTTAGGACGAACATTATCTCTTAACAAATCTTCTTTTGAAAATTTATAATATGCTGCTCTCGAAAGCGTTACTGGTATTTCAGGAAAAAATGATGTTGCACCGCCACTCTTACTTTGAAAATATGCCGTACTGATATTCGTAAGCGGAACATTGATAGGTGTTTTACCCTTTCTTATTCTATCAAAAACTTCTGTACCCATTATTTAGCCTCCTTTTTATAATAGTCAACTCTTTTGACTGTTCCCATTGCGTTTGCGTTGCAATCATTCATTGCTATTGCACACACAAAATCACCTGCCTCAGCGGCAACCAATGTACCGTCCGAACCAGGTGTTAATTCTGTTCCTGCTGTTACTGTGGCACTTATAGCCGCAATACCGACAGCAAATATTTGATATGTAACATTATCGCCTTTTGAAACGTCCGCCTCATTGTCAATAGTAACAATACCGATAGGCATTTCCCCTTTGGTATTACAAATTTCCAATAGTCCGTCACTGTTCAACTTAACAGCTTTACCAGCGACGTTTTCCATATCTTCAGCCGCAACACCGACACGGGTAGTTGATGTATTAATTCCGTTTGTAATATATTGCTTTGCCATTAATATCAACCTCCAATCTCATTATCATAGTCTTCCATAAGTTCGGGGTGTGTTTCCCACGTTTTTGCCATAGCCTCTGTGTCACTCATTGTTGGATTTGATTTCTTAATCTCATCGGCAATAGCACGAGCTTTGGCAATGGCAGTAGAACCGGATACATCAGAATGACCGCTCTTGCCGATTTCGGTGAATGCGCCCGACTTCTCTACCGCCTCAACCGCCATATCCAACACACCAATCATGTCTTGATATGCTGTACCGCCTGCGGCTTTCAAGCTTTTTAGTGTAGGTACGAGTTCTTCAGACTTTTTGCCTATAACTTCGTACTTTTTCGCAATAGCTGTAATTTCTCTTTCTTCCGACTCGTCACGAGCCTTTCTTAAGCTTTTAAGTTCGGCCGCAACCGCCGGATGAAGTCCCTTATAAATATCTTCTGGATCATGATTTATCGGTTCATCCTTAATCTTCTTAACGTCCTTGTCGTCTTTATTGTCATCTTTGCCATTGTCATCTTCCGGCTTCGTTATACCAGCCTTATTGACGATAGCCTCCAACTGCTTTTTTTCTTCATCAGTTAGCTTATCCTTATCAATATCTTCAATTTTCATATCATTATCAGCTCCTTCATTATTACTTTTTAATATACCGAGTGTTTCTGCCTTTAATGCTTTTACAATCGTGGCTGTTTGTAGTTCTTCTGAACCTGTTGCAACATAGTCACTTACACTTCCGCCGCTCCATTTTTCTGTTGAAAGTGTAGCGGCACCATAAAATTCTTCAAGACTTTTATCCATTGCAGATTTTTTATCTGATTGAATAATGTTATCATCTCTAAGAATTGAAATAAGACTACTACTTAGCGATTCTGTGTATTGCCATATTTGCCTAACTACATCGTCCAATTTAATATCCTTTAATTTATCAGCAAAGCTTTCAGCCTCACCGCTCTTTCTTATAGGAGTTTTAGACTTATACATTGTAACAAATGCGTCAGGATTGGCACCCTCCGGCACTAAATCAACTTTTGTAATATTCAAATTTTTCAACTTATTCGGCATTACTCTCTACCTCCTCTCTGATAGCCTCACCCTCAATACTGAACATGGAGTATGTACCATCTTTGACTTTTTCCCACACGCTTTCATCCGTCACATGAAAACCTATCCACCAACCGTCAGCTAATGCGTCTTCGGGCAAACCTAATACTTTGAGTTTTTCTTTGGTAAACACCATACTTTCAATCATTGTGGCTACACCTCCACGTTCGTGAAGTTCGCCCCCATCACCGTAAAACTCAACATAGTGATAAACCGCTTTTTCAAGTTCATCAATATCAATAATATCTTCCTGCCAATCGGTGATTTTTTCGCCGTCGGCACGAGCCGATACATTCGCCCATCCGAATACAAGATGTTGTTCTTCATATGATTTCTGTACATTGAAACGTGCCTTTACTACCTTTTCAGGTTCATCCCTTGCCTTGTGAATGATGTAATCATTAAAACTTTTCAATTTAATCAGCCTCCTAAAATTTACTTGAAAATATTATGTATTTATTGTAGGTTCATTAAACAAAGGAATCTTTAAAACCAAGTATGCTAATTCTCCTAATTCTTTACGAATTTCATACTCTGATACAATATTAGTTAAATCAATTTCATTTAGTTTAATTCTCGCACCTGAATAGAATTCATTCTTATCTTCGTGCATTGTAGGTATCATTTCTGGTGTTATAGAAACTTTTAAATTCTTAGCATTTAGTCCCATAATTCTTTACCTCCTTTATTTTTGTGCAACAAAAAAACACGCTGATTTAAAACCACCGTGTTAATTTATCAATTTCATTTTTAAACATTATTCAATTTCAATTTCATCCGCTATATCACTTAATGAACGTCCATTAAAAATGGTATCATTCATTAAATCATCTATATCCGAATATATCTTCACAATGTCATTATAACCCACTTCAAATTTAGTCCTACTCCATGGATTGATACAACAAGTCTTATTGTCATATTCGAATACCACATCTTGTACAAGCGATAATATTAAATTTTTTATTTCTTCTGAATTTAATTTCATAAAATATCACCATTGACCTTTCTTTCCGAATCCGTTATGTCTCGAGTTCTTCGTTCTTCCAAAGTTCCATCTTTCCATTTGTATGTATGAATATGTTCTCCGTTTTTACCATATGGATGTTGTTTTGGATTGCCGTGATCCGTAGGATGAATTTGTTTTACCATATATCCGTCTTTGTCATATATTGTACGTTCTATATGTCCATCCGATTTTTCTAAATCTAACACTGCATATGGCTTTAATTGTCTTGGAACAGAGCCACCTTTTCTATGGTTAGTTGCTATAAATGTTCCATCAGTCGAATATTTATATCCACTTCGTTCAGACTTTGTAGCTCTATATGCAGCCTTTAATTTGTCCCATTCCTCTTTATTATTATACTTTAATTTTTGGAAATCTTCAAGAGTTTTAGGGACATTTTCAGCCCCCAGCTGTTTTTTATATTCCGCATATTGTGACTTGTCGGCATAATAATTGACACATGCTTTCTTTTCCGCCTCACTCATACTGTCCCATTTGTTTGGAACACTCGGTATTTTATTATTGTCACCCGTGAAAAATTCTTCGCCGCAACAACAATTTGTATGTACCGGCGGTGCCATTATCTCAGGACCGTTATATTTAATATCGGACGGTACATTATATGGTTTATCAAATGGTACTGTTTGTCCGTTCAATGCAACGCAAATCGGACAAACATTGTCATTGTTTGATGTCACCCAACGTCTATATACATTCTGCATATATCCATGTTCTATCGCCCATTGTATATATGCTCTGTTTGCCTGATTATGTGCTGTAACGATTTCAGTTCGCGCTATATCCTTTGCCCTCTTCGCCCGTTGCTTATCTGCCATCCGTCTTGCTGCCTTTGCGGCTCTGCTATTAATTTCATAATCGGTTAATTTAGGATTATTCTCACGCAGAGTATTCCGCATATTTTCATAATAGCGGTTATTCCGATTAAGCTGTCGCTCTGTTAATCCTACCGTATCTTTTATTCTACGAGCGGCAAAATACGGTGTATCACCTTGTTGTAATGCAGTATTTATAATGCTTTTAACATTTTCTCTCTGTGTATCATTGATATTTGCAATAAGATTACCCGCTCTTTCATCACACCATTGGGTGTAAAATGCAGAATAATCAAACTGACTATCTTCATTATTTTCGTTATCATCATCTGATGTTTCGGTATTGATACTTATCAAGTCTTTATTATCTTCATATGAGGTTTCAAATCGTTCTTCGCCAACCTGTTCCAAGGTTGGTGTTAATGTTTCATCTTCAAAATCACGCAGATTTAATTCAAACGATTCATGTACATCTTCTACATTCTCATTACCACGCATGATTTCATCTGCCGTTTCTTCATTTATGTTATAGTCATCCCATAAAAATAATAATGCCAATGTTATCGGTGTTTCATATTTATCCAACATATTACGAATACGTTGTAGTGCATTTTCACCCTTTTTACTTCTATCGGGCTTGCGTATTTTTTCAAATATTCTCTTTGCTTTTCTGAATGTAAACATATATTTATATTATTCCTCTTTGAATTCGCTCTTTTCGGGTGATGTTCCGCCATTACCGGAGTAATCTGCACGTTCCGGCAGCTTTGCGGCGTCACGAAGATAATCTTCAAGCTGTTCATCAGGTGAAATAAATCCTGCGCTCGAAACTTTTTGTATAAAGTCACCAAGTTCACTGATATTTCTATTTTCAATTTCGCCATGTATTATCTTTGGATAATCCGTAATATCTTTAAATGTATCACCATTCATATCTATTAAATCGGGGATAGCTTTGTTGTTAAACACTTCCGCTATCATATCAAGATACGCACCGATTGCCACAGAAAACATCTGTGACTTATCACTGCCGAGATTATATGTTCCTGTACTCTGATGTCCCAACATTATAAAATCAGCTAAGACCGTCATTGCAATTCGTGTATCATATCTTTCAATAATAGCGTTTGTATCAAAATTACGCTTTCCGCCGCTTGTAAGTAATTCCAGCTTCCAGCCTTCAGGTTTTACAACTCCCTCCAAAGAGTCACGACGTATACTTTTGACATATCGTTCCGCTTCACGTCTTGCACTGACCATATTTTTATCATCACTATCCCATATATCAACACCTTCAGGCGCAGTCATTACAGGTAAACCTGCTAAATCACGTTCAATTCCTATACCCTCAATTTCTTGTATTCGCTTTTTAAAGTACCAAGAACGGTACGAATTACGCAATATACTTCGCCCCTCTGGATTTCCTTTGCTGCTTTTCGTGCGGAATAGCAATAATTTATTTGCAGGAATTGTGATTAAATCAAACTTCGGCGGTGGCATTTGCGTTAATCCCAACAGATTATCATTGTCATCATATTCCCATCTGTACAAAGTTTCCTGTGAACGTATCGGTAACTTCTGCCACCCTATTCGACCGTCATTATATTTACTGTTCAGACGAATATCTTTTTTACGTCCCATTCGATGCTTATACACAATTTCATGTGCACTCCACCCGTATGTCAACATAGACAATATTTCTGATATTGTGTCAATCCACGTTTCAGTCATATCATTCATACATTGCCACACAAAATCAGCCGCTTCCTCGTCCGCTGGAGTATTGCCGCCCGGTTGAGTGTCCCATGAACAACCTCGTATTAGCATATCAACCGCAAATAAAATAGCTCCAACTACATCATCATTGTCAGCCATTTCACGATATGTTTCTATACCCTTTTTTCCTTGCAGTTCTGGTAAGAATTCTTCGTAAAAAATTCCGCCTGTACGCTTTTGACCTGCACGACCAAACTCTTTCATATAACCCATATTTCAGTCACCTCATCCATTCACTTTCTTTTTTTAGACCGTCACTGATATTTGGCATACTGCCTGTATATTTCTTTATCTTACCCAGATATACTGACAATGCAGCAGCATCTCCTCTGTCGGGTGATTTTAACCCTCGTTTTTTCATTTCGTCTTTGCCCTCAATCTCAATCTTTCCGTTTGAAGCTATTCTATATTTTCGTGTTGAAAGCTGTGCTACTGTATCAGCGTCATCTTCAAATTCGATTTCTTTATGTTCTAGTAGCTCTTTCAAGCACGCCCACATATGCGTTGTAAGGTTATTATAATACTCTGCCGCCTCTTTACCCGCCTTTGTATCAGTTTCAATTTTTTCAGCAGCATTAATAGGGACAACAGCTAATCTATATAGCTGCTGTTCCTTTTTGACTTCTTTTAATCGGTCTGTCACACCGCCGCCTAAGCCCGTATCATCAATGTTGACATATATTTTCCCTCTGTATTCGGGAAATTCATTGATTGTTTTTTTATATATTCTTATAACGTCACCAGCAGTCGCCATCAAATCTTGACCTTTACGCTCGGCCATGATTTTTAATCTTCCTTGCGCATTACGATATATAATAGTTTCGTCATTTCCGAAACGAGCTATATCCACACCTAATATAATATTGGGTAATTTATTGTTGTCGGGAAGTTCATACAACTTACTACTGCACTGTTCAATTATAGAGAGCGGTATAAATACGTCATCTTCTTGTGTTGGAAATTCACCATATACACGAACACGAACAACATTGCTGTCCTTGCCGTATTTCTTTTTCAGGTTTTCTATATTCTTTTTATTTACCCTCGCCACATTCTCGGAATTGACCGTATGACATTTATATAATGCTCTGTCTACCGTGTGGCTGTCATAAAACACGCCAGAAGTCTTTGTCGGATTTCCTAACATCAATAACTTGTTATTTTCACCTGACAATGTACCAAGTATAGCTTCCATAATGATGTCAGCAACACCTGAAGCCTCGTCTACTATGAACAACATATTATCTTCGTGAAAACCTTGCATATTTTCGGGTTTTGTTGCCGTTTTCGCCACCGCAAACCACCGCTTATCGTGACCTTTCATATAAACATATGTCTTGGTCCATTTCAATATTTTTTTCAGCACAGGGCTTTTTTCTTGCCATTTTGCAACTTCTGACCACAATACATCATTCAGTTGTTGCTTGGTTGGAGCCGTTGCAACTATTCTCGGATATGAAAAACAGCTTAAAAACCACAATAGTATTATCGCTGTTATAGCTGTCTTTCCCACACCCTGCCCCGATTTTACAGTAATGCGATTATCGGTAACTATATCGCAAAACACATCATTTTGCCATTTGTCCGGTATGAATTTGAACATTTCCCATGCAAATAGTTTTATATTTTTCCTGTAAAGAGGAATACGCTTTTGAAATATCTCAATCATTTTAGTCATCATCCTCACATCCCTCTACTGCTTTTATCCAATCATCTATTAATTCACTGTCGCCATCCGTTGCCTTTTCTGCTCGAATTTTAGACAATGCTTCAAGTGTTTTGATTTTCAGTTTTTGCACCCGAGTTAATTCGGATTCTATTATTTGCATTTGTTCTACTGCGTCAACCTTTGTTTGTTGTGCCGTAACCGTTTGATGTTGTTTGCTACTGATACATTTTCCGAATGCGTTACTTTCTTTAGTCAACACCCGTATATCTTCTTTCAAAATCATTCCGTCAGGCGAGTTTTTCAACAATTCATTATATCGTGCCAATAATGCCATATAACGCCGCTCTCGCAAAGTAGCTAATTTCAATGTTTCAATTAACATAAATTCTTCGTCTGTCGGCATATCTGCCATCATTGCACGTTCCTCATCACTGATATTCTTCCAATATTCACTGGCATAGGTTGCATTTTTCAATGCATTGTTATTACCTATCTGACCGCCTCTATGACGTGTTTCTGATTTATCCGAACGTTCGCTTTTATTATCCGAACGCTCGTTTTGTTTTTTTTTAGAATTTCCATCCCAATGGTATGTACTTTTCCATCTTCGGACAGTACCCGGCGGCACGTCAAGTTTTCTTGCTATATCCACGAGTTTCATACCGTCATGATACATAGCCTCTGCTTTCGCTGCTTTTTCATTAGGCACTCGTGCCACCTTAGACACCTCCCTATAATTCGTTCCTTAATTTTTGCATTTTCTTCGTCTTGTGAAGAAATAAAAAAACGGCGTATCTAATGCCGCTAAAATCAATTTAATTAAGTATTGAGCAAATATCATAAGTATTATATTATCAACTACACCGTAAAAAGCTATAGCTATAAAGATAACAGTATCTATAAGTTGACTGCTCATTGTACTTGCATTGTTTCTTAACCATTTATACTTTCCGTTCGTCTTATTCTTTAACCAATGAAATGAAATAACATCCATTGTCTGACTTACTGCAAATGCTCCAAGGCTTGCGAACGTCATTCTTGTTCCTTGATTTAATACTGCTGTCAAACACTCTTGCAAATGAGTTGTTTGCGATAATGTCGGTATTTTCAATGATAAATACCCTAATATCAAAAAGCCGATTTGAACAATTATACCTACTTTAACGCAATCGTTCGCCTCTTTCTTTCCCCATATTTCACCGATAATATCAGTTGTCAAGAATGTGAGTGGATATGTTACTATCGCACCCGCAACGGTTAATCCTAAGACGCTTATAAGCTTACCACCGAATAAGTTGGACGTTATAAGTCCTAAGCAAAATATTCCTGTTAATAGTGTTAAATTAAATGTATTCTTTTTCATAATCAATTCACTCCATCCATATATTTTTGAAATTTTGTCCACTCTATCATATTATGAGCTACCAACTTCGGCAAATCTACTTTATGCCCTTTTTTCTCTAACTGCCGAGTTTTCATATACCCATTTTTGAAAAAGTGTATTTGTTGTCCTCTTGTGGCCGACACTACCCAGCTTGCGCTGTCTACACTGTAAAACTTGTAATTTTTCAATTCTCGTGTTTTCGTGAAACCTAAGCCATGTACCTTTACACCACAATAATACGCATATTCAACCAATCGTCGTATCAATTCATATTCCTGCTTCTTTACATGGAATACTAATCCGCCTATCGCTATATATGAGTATTTTTTGCACATCCGTTTCCAGTATTCAACGCCCCTGCCTTTATGCCACACAGGAATACATTGATAACCTATTGCGCTCTCCATCTTGTTCCGCCAAAACTCAACGCGATCAAGACCAAAAATATTATCAACATCGATTTCAAAATAATGTTTGATTTTATAATTGATTATGAATTTTATATATTTGTCAATATAACTATCCATTTGCGACAATGTCACCTTTGCACCGTTCATATATGAAAACGCTCCGCTATCAAGTAAAAAATTATCATTTCCTACAATGCTCATAGCCTCAAGACATGATTTTTCACCATTGAAAAATGTTTCAAGTATATATCTCGGCCGACATATTTTAACCGTCTTATCCCTTAATTCCTTTGACATACCCGACCCGGTGGACGCAAGAAATACTCTCATATTTCAAACACCTCGCCGCATTTAGGGCACGTTGTTGTCTTATTATGATGTTCCCTCACTATTTCCGTATCCTTTAAAAAATCATCATCGGAAACATTTAATTCTACATCATCTAATTCTGGGAAATTATACAGTCCAATGTCTATGTCAATAGCCTTTAGTTCTTCCTGCAGCTTTTCAAAATCCCATGTTGCAAATTCAGATGTTTTATTTTCAATCAATCGAAATGCTTTTATTTGCTCATCTGTGAGTTTATCTGCTATAATACATGGTACTTTGTCAAGTTGTAACAGTTTAGACGCTTTTAAACGGGTTTCTCCCGCTATAATCACGTCATTCGTATCAATTACTATTGGCACTAAAAAACCGAACTCTTTAATTGATTCTGCCACTTTTTCAACCGCATTTTCATTGTGTCTTGGATTGTTTTCATAACATTTTAATGCACTGACACTGCGCATAACTATCGTACTTTCCATATACATCCTCCTAATTTTATAAATGTGTTAGGAGGGAGCATACATTTCTAATTCTCCTTTCCGACAATAAAAAAAGTCCATTTATTCGCAAATTGAATAAATGGACTTTTTTAATTATTTTAGAATTTTACTAATACTATTTTATCATATCCATATAGCCGAGTCAATGCCCTATTTGTGCCCTAATTAATGCTGTCTATTCCGAATAGCAATACACTTAATTCTTTGCAGGCAGCGTCTATATCCTTATACACTGTCCGTTTATCAATGAAATACATTTCTGCAATCTGTTCCTTTGAATAAACTGTATCAGATATATACATATCATAAAGCACCTTGCTACGACGTATTTTCATTTCACTGTTTGACTTTTGACACATATCTTGATACACGTTAATCATTCCGTCTATATGATTTATTATAATCTGTGTTCTTGCCGCACTGCGTTTAATTGATTCTACAACCATATCTGCAGTTACTCTTGGCTCCCACATTAATTCTTCAATGGCGCCAAGTGCATCTTCATTTGATTCTTCGCGTTCAAACACCGCATTATTCACATATTCTTTAAATGTTCTGTAATGACGTATCAAGAGTTTTGTATTATGTAATCTCCTATCCTTTCGGTTGCGTTTTTCTTTGAGTTTTTCTGCCTTAAAGTGCTCCATAGCTGCGTCAGCCCCTGCTTTAGCAGCCACTTTCACTATTTCGGTTAATTCTTCATCAGTTATAATTCTTTTTTCGTCTGCCTGCATTTTTTATACCTCCGATTCCTGTGTTGGTTGTGGGAGTTCGAAGGCTCTCTATAATAGCATTTTTAATTAGGGTCTACCGTTCCATCATCATAGAATTTAAGACCGCACTCCTCATACATTGTCCTTTTGATATTATCGATTTCATCACTTTCTAAAATATCAATTAAAGTTTCCTTTAAAGCTTGTCCCAAGCGGTTCATTCGTTTTTGTTTCCACCCCTCTCTTGAATACAACGGATATATAACCATAGGTAATATGTACTTAATTTTTTCAAACATAGCCTCTGCTTCTGACGATTTTTGAAGACTTACCTTTTTTAGCATATACGGCTTATAACCCTCAAAAATTTTGGTACAGTCAATTCCTGCCTCTGTTCGTAATTCATCATTTAATGCCGGAATATCTCTGTCTTGCTTGCCGACAGAAGTAATATATCTGTTCATATCCACAGCATATCTGTATATCTTAATTTTCCCCCAACCGAATGTTTTTCTTAAACAATATGCAACTGCCATAACGCTATATACAATGCTTAATTTAACCATTTCTTTATCGACTTTCATAAATGTTTGCCACAATGTTTGTTTGTTGTATTTTACATTATTCACACCGTGTTTTTTGGCAATCTCATTAAATTTTTTCAGTAAATTTTCTTGTTCTTTACGTCGTTCCGCCTCTTTTAACGCACGTCTTTTTTTCTTCGCACGTTCGGCCACTTTATTCTTCATTGGTTGCTGCCCACCTCACATTCTGTTAATGTCTATCACAATTATTATAACTGTGACGAGCATTGCTAATAATTTTATCATTTTACACCTCGTCAAGCCTTTGTTTTAATTTAGAAATCAAAATATTCATATCATATCCACTGTCAACAAATTTTTCACAAAGAGGTCTATTGACATCATTACCGAGTTTAGTATAAATAATGTCCATATCTTCAAAGTCAAAGTTTGTTCCGAGATATTTATTTATACCGTCAAGCATAAATTGATGGTATTCATTATTTTTCTTTTTTGAATTATAATGTTGTGTTTTATGAGCACCTCTTGAAAACCATGCTAAAACTTTGCATTTTATTTCACGCTCATCTTTGCAACTTTCAAGTATAAAATACTCGTTTTCTTTTACCATTGCGATAAATTCGCCATTGTGATTTATAATACTTCCCGGGAAACAATCCATTAACTTTTTAACTTTTTCCCACTCAACCATTTAATTTATTTTTCCTCTCTTTCTACAGTTTCAATATAAGTTCCTCTGCAGGTATGTCAAGATGAGTGATATGTATTTCCGCAAACCAATCACATCCTTTAAATAACACCTTATAATAGCCCTTGCCGTCTTCTTCTAATGTCTTTAAACATTTTAATAATTCTGATACTGTCATCGTTTTATTCCTCCGTTTTATTCATCATTCCTCAAAAATTGATAACAATCTTTACAATGCTTGCAAGTAACTTCAACGCAGCCTCATTATCATGCTTATCACACCCATATTCATTTGAACATAATTTTGCACTTTTTTGTCCTATTTCGTAGCAAATACTCATAAATTCAAGGCTCTCAAAATCACTTTTATTCGGGAATTCTCCGTCTTCGCTCATTCGTCTTTTTGTTTCGCTAAGTATTATATCTTGTACAGCTTCGTCTGCGTCTTTTGAACGACTCATATATGCAACACAACAATCTATAAACCTTAGCTTATCTTCATATCGGTATTCTTCTTTAGTTCCATCAGTAAATTTTCTAAAGCTGTCACGAATAATTACACCAAAATTATTTGGTACATTACTTGTATCCATAGTTACACCCATCGGTAATTTTATAATCATTTTTATTCCTCACTTTCCCGAACGCAGCATAAAAAATAGAAGTTGTGACAATGGTCGCTCACGATTTTTACTATGTGCGTTTTTCGCAGTCTTGAGTATCCAATCATCTATATTACCGTCTATTTGCGTAGGATTTTCAATTTCATCTTTAATTTCTCTTAGCACCGGACACGCTATAAGTACACCGACATCATAGTCTACATCTTTGATAATTTTCTTGTATGTTTCTGCCGTAGTGATAATATAATTTTTATCACCCTCAAAAGTCAAACCGTTTCCGCTATTATAATCTTCTTTGCAGCTTTTTACCTCATAGAAATAAAAATCGCCATGTTCTATACCACTTACAGTTTGATTTTTAGGTACAAACTGTATAAAATCAACACGTCGCATTGTATGTGTTATTTTGCCAATGTACCAATCCATAGTGACCTCACTCGCATAGTATTTACCCATGCCAGATAATCTTTTTTTGACAAGTAACTCACTTAAGAATCTTGTTATTTCCTTTCTGTTCATTTTTATTCCTCCAATAATTCGGGATTATCATATATGTTGCCTATAACAGAAAGATTACCAAAATAACATATATCATTACGCAATCCGTGAGCATTTGTTTTCCCGTCTGGTTCAAGATAAAAACCTATATAGCCGTTATTATAATTAACAAATTTATTACTACCGCATTTACCGAACCTTACTACAAATCTATAATTTTGCGATTTTACAATATCGCCTTCAAATATTTTTTGACCGTTTACATCTGCCAAACCTGTATATTGACCGACTGTATCGGCTATAACCTCAACGGCTTGCATTGTTCGCGGCATATTCCAATCCGCAAACGAATTTACTGTTATTACGTATGATATTTCATCATCTTTCAGCTTATCATCGCCTAAAACACATATTTGTCGCTTTTTCCATATGTGAAAACCTCCATAGCACCATTGATTTGTTTCGGTGCTTTTACCTCGGAATAGTATATCCCTCATTTTGTACCTCCTCATCTTTCTTTTGTGCTACAAATAACGCTATTTGCAATGCACTGTATTTTTTTAAATTTTCTATAACATCAAGGATTTTGGCACACATTTTAAAACCTAAATCCTTATATCTGTTGCCTTTCAATGTTGCTGTTTCAATTTCGGTTTTTGTTATACCTAAACCGCATAACGTTTCTATTGTATCTACGTTATGTTTGAATTCTTCCGCCTTAATTTCAATCGGTGTTTCTTCATAGTTGCAGAAATACCGTTCTTGACTATATGAAACTCTCACTTTACCGATTAAATGCTTTTTTTGTGTGACGGCACAGGCCGCCGCAAATGGCGGTTTAGGTGGATTTAATAACATATCTCGCATTTCTGCTCTGTTGCAAAGATGTAATTCTTCATTATTTGCAACAAACGAATATCGGGATAATCTCGCTAATCCTATTTTGCTTGTCATTAAACAAAATGCACAAGCCTCACATATATGAGTTTCTTCGGGTGCTTTATGAATATCCATATCTGTATAGGTTTTACCTATCAATTTTTTTAACGGTATTCCGCCTCGAAATTCCTTGCCGCACATTGAGCAGATCCCCTCAAAATCAGCATTGAAATTTTCATTTTCTTGCGGATTTGCAAAAACAACCTCTTTGGTTATGCTTTTTTTTCCGTCACTTGTATTGTATAGCAGTGGTTTTTTTGTCTTTTCCCATGCACTGTATACAATCTCTGATGGTGTAAACATATCCATCATCTCACTCCCTATTGTAATTTTACTATTGTATAAGTGTAACTGAACTTGTTTTTACACCTTTTTTTATCAAATTATTCATTAAAATTCCTCCTATACTTATCCTAAATATCGATTATGCTCGACTGCAAGTTTATCTGTATCGATACACAAATATACTTTCGTTGTTTCAATATTTTCATGTCCGAGCAATGCTTGTATCTGCTCTATCGGCATACCTTTTTTCAGTGCATTACACGCCATAGTTCTACGAAATCTATGCGGATGACAATTTGTTACACCAGCTTTTTCACCGATATTTCTTATATTCGTTTCTACACCGCCCACATTTAATCTTTGAAACGGTTTTTTAATCGAGCAAAACAGATATTCGCAATTATCTTTTCGATAATCTATGTACTCGGACAGTCTTAATATTGACCTATCATTAAAAAAAACTTTTCGTTCCTTGTTGCCCTTACCATGTACAATACACTCGCCTTTACGAAAATCAACATCTTCAATTTTTATTGAGCTTATCTCACCTACTCTGCAGCCTGTTGATAAAAAACACTCTATCATAGCTACATTCCTGCGTCTTGCCAGCTCATTTTTATCATTTCGACATACATCAAGTATTTTTTCAAGTTCAATCGGCGAGAATGGCTTTTTCACAACTTTTTCTTGCCTTACAACGTCTATATTTAACATAGGGTCTTTAACAATGTAATCATCATTCACCAAGAACTTGAAAAACGAGCATAAAACACGTCTAATGTTATTCAAAGTTGTATTGCTTCTGCCATCTCTCTTTTTGCAAGCCAACAAATACCGAATATCATCAGCCGTAATCCTGTCTAATGGCTTATTTATTCTTATCATTGCATCATCTATAACGCATTTATAGTATTTTAGGCTCTTGTCGGATAAGCCTTTTACTTTCTTCGTGACAAAGAACATTTGGTATCCCTTGCTCAAGTCATCATATACCGCAATAGCTTTTTCTTTAGGTGATACTGTGTAATTGTTCAAAGCCATAACAAGTATGTCCTTAAACTGTCGTATATCCGTTATAATTCCACAATCCATGCACTGAATTGCTACCTCATTTGCAATTCTATCTATCATTTATGTACCTCTTTCATCATACACAATGTGCGATATTTCAGTAATTCCACTAAATCCGTAAGACTTTTTTGGCACTTCCCTCTTGTGTGAGATAAATATAATGCTTGCTTAACATTCGGTTCCGGAGCATTATCGCCCCACTGACCATCACCAATCATAGCTCTAACTTTATCAGCATTCTCAGTTAAATATTTGTTGTATACTCTTCCTCTTATTGCTCTTTCTGACTTTCCTATACGCTTTGCTATCAGCGAATATGAATCACCGTTTTTTATACCTTCTACAACAATACGGTGCATATCATCAGTCCACGGATTCCTCCTTGTATCCGCTTTTATTGGACGTTCGCGAATACCAAGGTCCGTACATCGCCGTTGTATTGCCCCCTCACTTCGATGAAGTATATCGGCAACTTCCGCATACCCATATTTCTGTTGTTTTAATAAATATCGCAATTTATCATCTTCATATGGTGTCCATTGGTCTTTTCTTTGTAGTGCGTTTGACTTATAGTCTTTCTTACGTTGTTCGTTTACCCATCCAGGCTCTTTGCCTAAAGCCAACGGCTCCATCTTTGAAAAATCTAAAAATGAACGATTTTTTTCAGCCCATTTCCAAAACTCATCTAAATAGACAATTTTAAAAGTATTTTTTATAACCTTCTTGTTATGAACCGGCATACCTCTGTTTTCTATCCATGATTTCTTGCAATATGGGGACAAATTTTTTCCGGTTAAAGCTATCGCCAACTGATTTAATGTTACATATGCTCCATTTTCTAACATAGGTCCAAGATTTAATCTCCCTGCTTTTATTTTCACTGCATTGACACTTCGATTTAGCTTTTTGGCAATGCTTGGGATCGAAACATTTCCCCATTTCTCTGTGAGATATTCAACATCTTCTTTGGTCCATTTTCTACTCATGGAATCACTCCAATACAAGTTTTATTACGGGAAGTACCTCTGTATAAGTAATTAGATACTTCCCATTGTAATTTTTAAACTTTATTTTATCTTATGTCTTATAATAGCAACTGCCCCTCGCTCTTTAATTTCTTGTGCCACCATTTTATCCTTTTCAGTCATGTCCTTTTCCAAAGCCTCTAAAATAAGCTTTAGAGTTGCTATAACTGACGGAACCGCATAACGAGGCAGTAGCTGGATTACTTCTCCGATATCCTCCATATACATTTCTGCCATTTTATAATTCATGTCCATAAACTTTTCTTTAATCATCGGACGTAAAATTTCCGACATATTTTTATTACCCATTATTTCATGAAGAAATAACATTTCCTTTTCGCAGCTTTTGAAAATTTCTCTCCTTTGTTCCGTTGTGTGCATTTTATTAATTCTCCTTTTCATCTTCCGTATGAATACCTACAACAGTTTTAACCTTATCCGCAAAGGTCGCAATTTCTTCTTCCGGCACATTTATTTGTGATACAATAACTGATTTTGTTTTCAATTCACTGTCAGCGTCACTTTGACGTGGTGCAGGTACATCTACTATTTGACCGACTTCAACAGGTATTTCTGTTTTATAGCTGTATTCTCTGCCTCTCGGTTCACCGTCTTTATCCAAAAATCTGCATTTTATAATATTTGTCATCTTCATCTCTCCTTTATCAATTATTCATCTTCAGTGGTATATAATTCATGCGTACCGTCCATCATGGCAAGTTCTTCATCAGACATTTCATAGCCTATTGTAATTAGTCCATCATAGAGTCGCTGAAGTGATTCGTTCTCTCTGTGATTTCCTGTATAATCGTAACAATCGTTTGTTTTTCTATCATTGTATAGAACATATCCTGCAATAACCATTTTATTTTGCAGTGTTTTGTTTGACCGTTCATATACTTCTCGCACCCCTTGCATTTCGTCTAAATCGTCTTCATCATATTCGACATCCAACATTTCAATAAATTTTTCAATATCGAAATCATTATCTTCAAGCAATGCCGTGATAATAAAATTTTGCAAGTTCTTTGATGTTGCCTTTTCATTTAACGTGAAGTCTTTTACAAAATTTCTTCTCAAGGTATATGTACGTTCTGCCAGTTCTTTTAGCTTTCGTATTTTGCTATCTCTTTCTTCTTTAATTTTATTTTCTTGTTCTGTTTTTTCTTGTTCTGCTTGTTTCTCATCAGCTGTCGTGCTACGATATAACGATACTCCTACACCACTTCCATAACTTCGATAGTATAACTTTGTACATTCCGGGATTGAATAATCGGTTATATTTTTTGTATTATCAAACCAACCTATATATACTAATCCTGTGGTATCTTTCACTTCTTCGGCATATTCATTCAAATCTTCAAAAAATTTTTTGCGTATTTCTGTTGTTTTCTCTGCTTGTACTGCACGCAATATTTCATTATTGAAATTATTTGTACCAATGGATTTTAGCACTTCATTCCTTTTCTTATCATCTTTGATTTCAAACAGCTTGTCATACTCCAACATGGTTATCTGTCTGCCCTCGGTTTCCTTGAACACATCACTATCCAACTTCAACAAACGAGTTCTACGTCTTACGGTGCTTTCGGAAAAACCAGTTTTTTCTGCAACTGTTTCAACCGTTTCGCCCAAATCTAACATCATCTGTATTCCTTGAGCTTGTTCATATACAGTCAAATCCGAACGTTGCATATTTTCAAGCAACATTGTTGCTATCTGTTCCTTTTGGCCCATTTCACGAATAACGCACGGTACAGTTTTCAATCCTGCTTGTTTTGCCGCCGCCAAACGTCTGTGACCGATTATTACGGTATAGTCACCGTACCAATAACCGGTTGCAGGAACAACCGTAAGATTTTGCAATATACCGTTTTTCTTTATGCTGTCCGCCAGTTCCGTTACATCACCTGTATTTTTTCGAGGATTTGCGTCATGTGGATGTAATTTATCAACTTCAATATACACGATTTCAGATTTTGTCTGTTCGTCATTATTGATTTTCTCTGTATCTTGTGATATAATTTCATCTAAGTTATTTTGATTTGTAGTTTCCATATCCAAACTCCTTTCAAAATAATGATAGCTGACCGTTCTTTTCGGTATTAAACTCGTTTCTATCTATATCTTGCGAGTTTTCTACTGGTTGGGCGGTCTTTTCTTTTTCATCATTATTTGTTATCGTTATATTTTTTTGCATGGTTTTATCAAACATATGAAACATTCTTCGCCAATTCCAAACATCATTGAAATACATTGGTGTATACCAATAACAACTATCTTCTTTTGTCATTTCATACAATGCCTCGTTTGCCGTTATTGGATTCGCCATTGTATCGCCAATCTTAACATACCCGGCACACCCCAATAGAGATAATTGTATATAACACATCTTGGCCGTAACTGCATCTATATCTTGAGCAACAAATAGGATGTGATTTTGCCAATTAAATTGTTTTATTTCTTCTGCCGCAGTATTTGCTACCGCAACCAGCAATGCGCCTGCTCCACATGCCGGGTCATTTACAGATACAAATCCATTTGCTTTTATTTCTTGTTCTATATCATTTTTTTGTAATTGAGCAGTCATTTTACACAAACTATACGGTGTAAAAAACTGTCCTTTCCAATGGCTTCCCAAGTCCAGAGCCATATACAACTCACCAAGGAAATCGCAATCCCTGTTTTCCTCCATGCCATTAATGACATGACCCATCATCTCAGGAAAGATTGCCTGTTCTTCATTTGTGTATTTGCGAATAATTTGCATATACATTTCTTCTCTCGGTTTGAAATGCACCCTATCTATTCCATTTGATATAGCACAGGCAAACATTGATATGAAATCAGCGTATATTTCCCATGTTTGATATTTACCGCCGAATTTCTGAATACACTTCACAAATTCCGCTTGATGTTGATTTCGAGTTCTTATTTTACCCATCAATTATCTACTCCTTTATTCCAACTCTACTTTAAGAGTCGGATACTTTTCTCGGAATGATTTCATTTTTAACTTGAATTCATTGGTTTTCACCCCTTTCGTGTCAACAATGCGACTTGTTCCGTCATTGTTGAAGATAACAAAATCTGCAACATACTCAGTACCACGTTCTATACTCCCTACACCCTCTGTCACAACAAATCTTGCCTGACGGCAGAAGCCTTTTATCTCTCCGGCTCTTGTAAGTAGCTTTAATTGACAGTAATAATCCGCTTCCTTTTTACTATCAAAACATATACCATCAATCCACGTTTTTTGAGAAGAATATTTATTTTTAGGCTTTGGGCTACTTGTGTTTTGTTCCGTATTCTGAATATATCGTGCATACTCCGCTTCACTCCAACGCATTAATCAATAAACCCCTTTTCTCTTGCCAGATAATATAATTTATTTTCTGTTGTTTTACCTATACCTTTCAATCCTGCCACACAAGTTAAAAACTTACTCACACTTTTATCCCGTGTATCGTTCTTACCTTGTGTATCATCTATGTACTTGCACAACTGCTCATCGGTCATTTTGCGAATTTTAACTGCTCTGTCGTGCATTTCTTTTTCTGTATCAGTCATTCTGCAACTGTGTTTTTTCATGCGATCTCCTCCATATTTTCTATTGTGTCTAAACTAAATAACGTTTCATTTACAGCTTCATCGCACAACATTACTGCAAGTGCGTTAATCATATGAGGTTGTATTTGCTTTACGGCATACTTGTTGATTTTTTCTTCAAAGGTTATTCTTATATCATTTATTCCTCTCATTTACTTCCTCCAGTTTCGGCATTTTTGCGGATATTTCCTCAACAAATTTTTTTACGCTTTGTGGCAAACTTTCATATTCCTGTTTGCTTTTCGTTTGTGAACGAAAATTCCGCATAAAATTACTTGCTACTACGGTATCGAGTTCATCTGCACTTACCTTAGCCCATTCGTGTATCATCAGAGGGTTTCCTATTGCCGTTTTTACCTTGTCAGGCAATTTTCTATATTCCTCTTTATATCCGTAAATTCCATTACGGATAGCTTTTCGCACCATGCTCCAAGCCTCGCCCTCCGTCAGTTCCGGTTCTTTGGTTAATAGCTGTATTTTCTCTATTACCTCGGCTATTGTCGGTGGAAACTTGCTTGATACAATCAATGCCTTAGCAGCATTTGAAACAGTTTCATAGCTGTAATCGGCAAGCATAGATGCCCATAATGTTGTTACCCGTCTTGCTTCTTCCACGTCTATATTTGCATAGTAGCGTGGGTATGCAGCCTTAAATACCGCCATAATTTTAGCAGTTTCTTGAAATGTCATAATATATCATCTCCGTTATCGTTATTAAGTAAATCAAGAAATAGATTATTGCTTTTTCTTGCACCGGCATTATAATCATTTCTTTGCATAGGTCTGTCGTCATAATTTCCGTCAAGTGTCTTTGCCATGTTTGAATCTTTTATCAACCAATCAAATGTGGCAGACCAGTTACGATTATTTGCACCTTTTAAAAAACTGCTATTTTCCGCTTTCTCAAACAGAAATTTGAAATCGTCAATACTGTACTGTCTAAGTCGTGCTTTAATTGCTTTCTTTCGACTATCAGACATTGAGCGTAATTTAGGATATGATGTACATATGTTGTTATACATATCTTTGATTTGCTCATATGGTGCAGGTGGGCGGTGAGAGTCATCTATTATACTTTCTTCTACTCTACTCTCCTCTACTTTATTTTCTTCTATTTTACTTTGTGAATTATCTTTACTTTTATTGGGGTTATCTTTACTTTTAACTTCGTTTTCTTTATCGGAAACCTTTTTAAATGCAAGTTTATTAAGAATACCTTGCGGAACATCTTTTTTATCAGATGTATCAAGCAGAAAGTATTCTTCAATAAATGTGAAATTTTCGCGGCTGTTTAACATTCTTATAAAGCGCCGCTGGATACCCACAGATGTCAATGCTCCAAACATTTCAAACACTCTTTTATCAAAGAAAGAACATCTGATACACCCGGAAATAAACTCTGCAACAAACTCAGGAGAACAACCACATCCCGCACCGTCTGACACAAGGTAGCACTTGTTTTTATCCCATTTGATGAAATATCCATTTTTGCCGTATAAGTCACATAATATGTAGTCTAAAAGATACATTCCTTTTGAGCCAAACTCCGCTCTTAAAAGTCGCACTTTATCATCTGCATAAAAATCAGTATCTTTTGGAAAATAATCAACCCCATCTTTCAAGGGTCTTGCCATATTATTCTCTCACCTCCTCAAGCTGCAAAAACTGTTTATCACGTTCAAACAATTCGTTATATACAGCCTTTCGTCCTAAATTTAGTATTTTGCATAAGTACGAATCAAGTATTATTCCATATACATGATACTGTTTTAAAAATTCGTTTTTGCCAATATTATGAGCCTGTATATGGTGCTTGCGGCATAACGCAATAGCATTCATACCTACATGAATAATGTCATTTCTATCCCTACCCATACCGACAGCATCTAAATGATGTACCTCTGCTTTGTCATTGCAAATAGCACATTTTCTGTGTTCTAAACACATATATAAATATTTACCGACTTCTTCGGTCCGATTAAGCATGGTATCAAGTGTCGGTACATTCCATTCAAAACAGAATTTTATCAAGTAAGATATAAAACCTGTTGCAGTTTCCATATCCGCTAAATTAGTTTTTTTCGGGGATAAGCTGAAATACTCAAGGTCATTATCCATACAATAATTTGATGTAAAGTATTTACGCAAATCTTCACTGTCATGTCCGCTCCAATCGGCTATCTCACCGATTATTGCAAATATTTTTCGTCGTTGTTCAGATGTACATTCCCGACCGTCGCATAACCGTAATTCAACGTTTTTCACTTGTTTTCTAATCATCTCACGGCTTATCGGTTCTTGTGGAATTATCAGCATATTACAGCCGTCATACTCTACAATTTTTGCTGTTGTAATCTGTGACATTCTTATCCCCTACCTTGTTATTTATCAATGTGTTCGTGCAAGAAGATATATCTGCTTTTCGAAGTCATATTTGAATATATAAAATCTTCAGCTTCTTCCTGCGACAGATGTTCATTCATGGCTCGCACCTCATACGCATATTCGCCCTGTTCTTTTTTGTCTGCAATTTTACGCTTAATTTCTTCTTTTTTGTAATTTGCTTCAATGAAGTAATAATCATATCCCCTTGCACTGATACCTTCCATTGTTCGGGTATCTGTTGCGTACAACACTCTCTTTCGTCCGAAATATAGCCTATATCCGCAGTTCGGAACGTCATGATATAGTTTGATAGGTGACAGAGCAAACACCTTATAATCGTATCTTTTTCCTATGTCATATACATCAATTTGTGTTGGTGAAACTCCACATTCTATCAACTTGGGAACCATCCAACGACAACAACCAAATCTTAAAGTCGGACGTTCCGCCGCCAACTTTCGTATGGTTGACGGTCGGAAATGGTCCGAGTGTTCATGTGTCAGTAGTACCAATCTTATATACTTGTACACATCTTTTAGTTTTTTGAAAGATACACCGCAATCTATCAATATATCATCAATTTTAACTGCATTACCTTTAGAACCTGTAGCTATGATATTATATCGAATCAATATCTATCGCCTCCTGCTCGGACGTTTCACTGCCATTCATTTCTTGTTGTAAATTTTCTTGTATCAGTGGCTCTACATTGTCGCTATCTTGCACCATATCCGGCTCAGGTTGTGACAACGGAATTTGATTATCACTATCATTATCACTATCATTATCAATGTATGTATAATCCGTTTCAGATTCTATGACAGCCATATCTTTCTTTAGGACATTCTCCATTTCTATCGATACAACACCCCATTTTGAAATGAGTTGTCTTAACATTGTTTTCATAGCCATATCATCAAAATTCTTATACCAAAATGAAGAATATCGCCACATATCTTTTTCAGGGACTTCACCATTTTGTATTTTTTCGTACATTTCCGCACTGAATGCTGCCGAATACTTGTCTGCATGAGCCATCATTTTTCTGATGGACCAATATATTGCTTTGCGGTAACCCGTATGATACTCAAACATGGCATAATAGCCTATTGTTTTCGCTTGTTCTCGTTCAAGTTCATCCTCAATAAGTTGTACGTCAATTTCTTCTTCCAACGGATTAAAATGAATAAGTTCGCCGTCTTTTATCGGCAAGACAACAATTTTTTTATACTGTCCTGTACGTTGAGCCAACTGCACATATCCCTTATAGCCCATTTGGAACTGTGCCTTTTTCACAGTATGTTTTTTCCACTTGCCATTGTTATCCAATATATGATTGCCGTTTTCATCTAACATCCACATTGTTTTTCCGTATTTGTCCTTTAGAGCCGTTTCATACGGAACTAAATAGCAATAGCCTAACTGTGGTGACATAGAAAGATTTAAACTATCTGCTAAAAATGCAGCAGAAAGAATTGTACTTGCTTCACATTCTTGCAGTTGTGGATTATTCGCAACTACCGTTGATACATTTGCTATAAAGTTATTGGCACGTTGAGGGTCTTTCAACGTGTTATTAATCAATTTTTTGTATGCCGGTGTAGTTATTGCTACACTGAATTTCGGTTTTTGCATATTACTTGCCATAATGCACACCCTCTCTTTCCATAAACTCAATTAGCTTTGGTTTAAATTCTCTCAATTTTTCGATTGCCTCGTCTTTTGATGTTGCCTCGATATAAGCAGAGAAATTAAACGGATATTTGTTTAATTCTACTTGCGGAGGTGTAAGCTGTTGTTCAACGTGTACAGGCTCTTTTACAGTTTGTACAGGTTCTTCATTGTCACTTTCCGACTGCATCTGTGCTTGTTGTCTTGCTGCTTCCGCAACAGCTTGTGCCGCCGCTATTCTCTTTGCACGCTGTTCTTCCTGCTTTATTTTTCTTTCTTTTTCAGCTTGAATGGCTTTATGACGTGCCGCAACGGTGCTTACTGCCTCAGACACATTTAGATGTTTCTTATATTCAATCAATACTTCTTCTTTGTCTTCTTGTATATCAATAGCCTTTAAATCGGTTGCTACACGCTCTACAATATTATTTACTTGCTCTTTTAGCTTTTTTTCCGATACTGATAATGTTATTTTCAAGCCTAATTGTTCAAATGAAATGAAATCAATATTTTTGGCAGTAACCAATTCTTCAAAATACTCTTTTACCGAATTTTCTTTTGCGAGTTTTAATCCATCTTCGATAACATCAATTTTGGCTTTCAGTTGAGAATTGGCTTTGGTATATAGTCCTACACAATCCTTGTATTTATCTTGTACTGCCTGTATCGGTGCAATAACTTTTTCAAGTGCCGTTTTATATACTTCATCAAGTCTTGATTTTTCAGCATTCATAGCCGCACGCATTTTTTTGATTTCCTGTCTGTTTTCCTCTGATACTGTAACAGTATCAGCAAATGCAGTACGTCTTTGAATTTCCGCTTTCACCTTGTCCAACTGTTCCGATATGACCGGAAGTTGGTTTATAACTATTAAATCCGGATTATCTTTTACGATAATCATTTCTTCTTTATCGTTCATCTCGTTCCTCCTCATACTTTGCGTCAGCCATTACGTCCCAATAATCATCCGGTCTGCCATTATCAAAATAATCTTCGCCGTAATGACCTGTTCTTGCTTCTTCCATTGCCATAAGTGCGTCATAGCTATCACTATTAAAAATCATTGACAACTCACCTCATTTCTGATAGAATAAAAATATGGTATTATTTTTATGTACCTGATTGCATTGACCGCATTGAGCTGCAACTCTGCGGTCTATTTTTTTTCAATTTTTAAACTCAATTCGCAATGACATGCACTACCGAAGTTATCATTTTCTCGGTACATCTTTGTTCTTTTAAACTCTTTTTCTCCGAATATGTTACAACAATTTATCATTTCATCATCAAGCTGAAATGCTGCTCTGAATAACATACATGCCTGTTCACGACTATCAGCATTTATAATCACCCAACCACCTTTAAACGGTTGATTTTCTGAACCGAATGTAAAGTAAAATTTCATAATTTGCCACCTCCTATTATCATCATTAAACTTTCTAAGCCTATCAATATCATGCTGAATATAACAACTGATATGATATACTCTAATTTTTCTTGCTTTTGTTTCAGTTTTAATCCCCTCACTTTCTTACACCTTATAAGCACATATAGACAGGGTTGCTATACATATTTATTTCGGATAATAAGTAATAGTTTTAACAGCAGAACTGTATGGAAATTAATTCATAGGATTTAGTTTTAATTTATAATTTTAACAACCCTGTCCGTATCTGCTTATAAGGCTTGTACTATATCTCACAGACACATCAGAACCGCCAACACATTAAAGATAAGTTTTATGGGACGTCTTACACATTAAAAGTTGACGGCTCATATCTGCCTGCGAGATTTTATTTATTATTTACTTGTTTATAATTGCCAAAATTTGATTTGTATCAGCATTCCACTTCGCATCAAATTTGCGTTTTATTATTTGTGGCTTTTTCTTAGCTGCATATCTGCCGTTTTTAAGTGTAGGTAAAACCTGTCCCTCTCCGATCCATAACTTACGCCCCTCCGGACTTAAGCTATTCCATATATCAATTATCAACTTCATTGCGTCGTCCATTATTCTTACCTCCAATAATTTTCATTCCGACAAATATGCCGATACCGAATGACACCATTGCCAAACCTATCTGTATCATTGTTATCCTCCGTTTCTTGTTTGACATAATTAATGAGCTATGTTATAATGATATTGGTTGTGGGAGTGTGTACGCATAGAGCGTCACGCTCTCTTTTTTATTTCGTAAATAACCGCTCATAATTACTACCCTGCCTTATCTTGTTTATTCATTGCAAAATGCGGTAAAGCATTTGCTCCAATTCGCTTGAGAATTGCATTAACATCTTCCGGTGTTTTGTCGCGACAATAATCATCTGCAATTTTTACATTGGTGTTACCAATCTTAAATTCTTCAACAAATTCACTCATATAATCCACCTCCCAACTTAATATATTTACATCACAAATTGTCCTATTCTGTTTTTGACAAATTCTTTTTCGCCCATAATTTCAGTGATTGAGCAATATTACTTATTTCATCTAATGTTTTGATAACGTCATGAAACTTTGGTCGTTCTTCGACAGATATGACACCGTCAGCAGTTATATCTAATAGGTCTTCTTTCACATTTGATATTTTGCGTAAATTCGATAAGGCTTTAATTGTAAGCCTGTCCAAATCCTCAAGCTCAACTTTTGGAAACTCTGCACCTAAAGGACAAATATTTGAACAGTACCAATTTTTCAATTCGGGAGCATTATATACGTCTGCCATCATCATAATGCTCTCTACCGGAACGACTTTTGTCAAGTCCAATTCATAACTTGCCAAAGTTGAACTTGATAAGCCGAGCATTTCCGCCGCTCCCTCACGGCTGTTTAATTTGTCATTATACTTTGCCGCCGCTAATCTGCACTTGCAGTACATATTGTTGGCCGCTTTTGTAGGGTTACTTCCCATTTATTTCACCTACCTTTCATGTTATAATCTAGTTATGATGAAATTAGTTCAGATGAAATGTCCAGATACTTCGATATGCGTTTTTTAGTTTCCGGAATAATAAAAGTTCCATTTATAATTCTTGTTATATATGCACTTGAAAGATTAAGTTCCGCCGCTAAATCTGCTATCGACATATCTCTATCAATCATAGCTTTTTTAACCTCTTTGCACCAAGGGGATAATTTTCTCTTCATTAATAAACACCTCCTTTAAATCAAATTGACTTTTTTGTATAATTGTGTTACACTGTTTGTATATAACACATATTGATGAAGGGACTAATTAACAGTGAATGCTGCTTAGCCAATCCTTATGCAAAACATTACTTTTTGCAGACCGAATTTGGTTGTGCTTGATGGAATTCAGAACAGTATTTCTGTTCACTTATTTCGCAGTTGTGTATTGATATCCTTTAATAGGCAATAGTTTATCTAACTTCTTGTCTATATAACTATTTGACATAACAATAACTCCTTTCATTTAAGTTGATAAAGTTCATAACACATTTTGTTTATAATGTTATTATAGTGTGAATAATTCACACTGTCAATACTGTTGGTGTGAATTTTTACAACTTTGTTTAATTTGTATAGATTGGCGGTGTGAATTTTGAACACTTTAGATAAAATATTATCTTTGCTTACCGAAAAAGGCATTCAACAAAAAACATTTGCCGAAAACATCGGTGTTACAAAACATACTATAACTGATTGGAAAAACGGTAGAAGCAAATCATATATGAAATATATTGATAAAATTGCTGATTTCTTCGATGTTTCCGCTGACTATTTGCTCGAAAAAACAGATGATAAATCCCCTTTACCCAAAGAAGCAATAAATATATTTGATAATGTTGATATGAATGCTTTTAGTAGACAATTATATGAGCAATTAACCAAAGAAGAAAGAAAAAAAGTCCAAGAATATATTTTATTTTTAATTAGTCAAAGACAAAAAAATGAGGAAAATAATAAATGAAATTAAAAGAAAAGTGTTAAAATAAATTTATTATTTTATATGCACTTTAATATAGAAAATATGATATAATATTAAAGAAAGGTGGATGAATTGATTATGAACTCTTTTGACTTAGTAATTGATTTTAAAAACACATTAAACTTAAACGATAAGCTTTCGGAATTAGTCACTTCCTTGTCCTCTATAGGATTTGAAAACAAAGTAACAATGCCCAATTTAGCTTTATTTACCAAAGATAATATTCATGCAATTATGATTACACAGCAACAATATTCTTATAAAATCAATGGAGATTTTGCAGTTGAAAATTTTTCTGAAATTATAGAAGATATTTCATCTACTATAAATAGTATCATAGAATGGATTGAAGGAGCAAATTATTGTTTTAGATTAGTTTCTATTGATGATTGTATCGATTCTTTTACAAAAACTAAAGCATTATGTTCTTCATCTTCTGCCGACAAATCAATAATCGGCATCGGCTATAGGTATTTCTTCAAAAAAAGTAATAGATTTAGTGAATTTAAAGCTGAACCGTATATTCGTAACCAAGATAAAATATATTTTGAAGGTATATATAATTTTAGCAATTTTTCTAACAGTTCGGTTCTTAACAAAATATTAAATGATATTTATTCAGATTTTAAAGATAGGATAACAATATTTAAAAAATTAATTTAGGGTGATATTTATGGTAAGCAATACAGCTTATGAACGTATGCGTATTTATAAAATGCAACGTTCCACAAAAAATAACGTTTCAGATAAACAAAAACAAATCGACTTTGCTATTAAAACTCTCAACGGTTTTAAATCACATAGTCACAAAGACCTAATGAAGGAATATAACTTAATCAGAAAGGGGGATATT